CAATGACACAAGAAGAATTAAACAACGAAGATATCGAATTAGAACAAGAAGAACATGATCCTTTTGCTAAATTTGAAAATTGGGTCATGGCACTAGGCGAAGAAAGTGCTATAACATCTGAAGATCCCGAAGAGCAACAAACTGCTATTAAAGATTTGCAAGAACTTGTAGGTCAACATTTTCCAGCAGGCGTGGATGGACAAAATGCCATCGAAAGTTTAAAAGGCATTATCGAAGATCCTGAATTATACAAAAGAATTAAAGCACAGGCAGCAGAAGATCCAGATAGTTGCTGCAGAGGTCTTGTAAAAGATTGGTTATCTCTAAATGCTCCAGAAGTATTAGAGCAATTAGATTTCGGCGATTATGTTGAAGAGCCAGAAGCAGGTGCAGAAGTGACTGCTGAGCCAGAAGCAGGTGCAGAACCAGCTGCCGCAGCAGTTCCGGCCGAAGAACCTGTAACACAGAGTGATGATAACGAAGAAGGACGCGAATCTCAAAATCAAATGAATATTCAAGAACTTGCAGAGTTTATTAATTCATTCTATGACAAAGAATCAGGCACATTCCCTAAAGGACCAGAAGGCGTATGCACAATGGTAGGCAAGAAGTTCGGTGAACAGGCAGAACACGTGGCTCGCAAATTTGTAGAAAGAATGGCCCCACAACAATCAACAGAACAAAACCCAGAACTAGCAGAGTTGGCAAGAGTCAGAGAACTAGCAGGCTTATAAGATTGTTCGTAGCAGTGAAATTGGGCACTTTGGTGCCCTTTTTCTTGGCCAAGATGTCAACTTTCTTTTGAGCAAAGGCGTTATATACATACGCAGACAATTTTGTCCGCGACACTCAAAAAGGAGATTTCAAATGAAATCAATCGTAACTCTAGTAGCAACATTGTTCGCAGTATCAGCTTTCGCAGCAGAACCTGCAAAGAAAGAAGAAAAGAAGGTAGAAGCCAAACCAGCAGCAGCCGCACCCGCAGCACCAGCTGCTAAGCCTGCTGAAAAGAAAGCAGCTGACGCTACCAAAAGCGAAGCCAAAAAAGCCGAGCCTGCTAAGAAGTAATCCTCACAGAGTTTATGTTCTAACTGTTGACGATTCTGAAGTTGAACTGGCATTTGACGATGCTGTTCATAGAGGTTACAGCAGACCTAGAATAGAAGAACTCGATGAAGATGACGATCTTCCAGAATATATAAAATGGAGATTGTTTTTAGCTAGACAGCTGGCATTATTGAAGTATAAAGAAAAGTGGGCATGACCCACTTTTCTTTTGGTAAAAATAAATTTAGAAAGAGTATTGATCTTGCTAAATAAAAAGCGCATAATTAGTGTTATGCGAAAGGCATACAAAGTCATTTACATTAAGGCATAAGGAGGCTATAAAATGGCAACATTAGCAGAAATTCGTGCGAAACTTCAAGAAGCACAAAGCAAATCTTCAGGTCAGTCCACCGGTGGTGGCGACAACGCAATTTACCCACATTGGAACATGCAAGAAGGCAAGGAAGCCGTAGTGCGCTTCTTACCCGATGGCAATCCTAACAACACATTCTTCTGGGTAGAACGTGCAATGATCAAATTGCCGTTTGCAGGTATCAAAGGCGAAACAGATTCACGTCCAGTTCAAGTGCAGGTCCCCTGCGTTGAAATGTATAACGATGGAACTGCATGTCCGATTCTGTCAGAGGTTCGTGGTTGGTTCAAGGACAAGAGCCTTGAAGAAATGGGTCGTAAATATTGGAAGAAACGTTCATACATCTTCCAGGGTTTCGTTGTTGAAGATCCACTAAAAGAAGATACAACACCTGATAATCCTATCCGTAGATTTATCATCGGTCCTCAAATCTATCAAATTATTCGTTCAGCATTGATGGATCCAGAGTTGGAAGAATTGCCAACTGATTACCTCCGCGGTGTAGATTTCCGTATCGCTAAAACTAGCAAAGGTGGTTTCGCAGATTACTCTACTTCAAAATGGAGTCGTCGTGAACGTGCCTTAACAGACATCGAAACTGCTGCTATTGATGCTCACGGGTTGTTTAACCTAAGTGATTTCCTACCTAAGAAACCAACCGATGTTGAACTTAAGGTTATGAAGGAAATGTTCGAAGCATCAGTTGACGGTGAGGCATATGACATGGATCGTTGGGGTCAGTATTTCAAACCAGCAGGTATGAGTGCTGCCACAGGAGATCCTAACAAAGCCACTGCTAGACCCACTGTAGCAGATGATCAAGTAGACGACGAACCAGCACCAGTAGCTAAGGCTGCTCCGGCTGCTGCTCCGGCTGCATCTACTGAAAGCGCATCAAGGGCTCAAGATATTCTTGCCAAGATTCGCGCTCGTCAAAACGGCTAATACTAAACAAGAGTGCGAGCAAGTCTCGCACTCTCTCATCACTACAGGAGATTAAAAATGGCAAGAGCAGTAAAAATCAACGAGAACTTTTCTCTAAGTTATAACAGTCGCGAAGATCAATCCGGCGACACAGTAGCGGATATTGATATTAGATTTGACAATCCTAAAGACAGCGATGTTATTATTACTAGATTGAATACATGGTTGCAGGCAATCGGCAGACAGGATATCGAAGTCATTCCAAGAATGCCAAAGGTGAAATAATATGGCAAAAGCATTTGATGTAAGTAAATTTAGAAAAAGCCTAACTAAGAACATCGAAGGTCTTAGTATTGGTTTTAATGACCCAACTGACTGGGTTAGCACGGGCAATTATGCCCTTAACTATTTGATTAGCGGAAATTTTAACAGAGGTGTTCCGCTAGGTAAGGTTACCGTATTTGCAGGTGAATCGGGTGCCGGTAAATCGTTTATCTGTTCTGGTAATCTAGTAAGACATGCACAGCAACAAGGTATCTTTGTTGTTCTAATTGACAGCGAAAATGCTCTTGATGAAAAATGGTTACATGCTCTAAATGTAGATACTAGTGAAGACAAGTTGCTCAAACTTAATATGGCGATGATTGACGATGTTGCTAAAACAATCAATGAGTTTATGAGCGAATACAAAGCAATGCCTGAAGAAGATCGTCCAAAGGTATTATTTGTTATCGACAGTCTCGGTATGTTGCTAACTCCTACAGATGTTAATCAGTTCGAAGCAGGAGATTTGAAAGGTGACATGGGTCGTAAGCCTAAGGCATTGACAGCACTTGTTCGTAACTGTGTGAATATGTTCGGATCAGCAAATGTTGGCCTAGTTGCAACTAATCACACATATGCAAGCCAAGATATGTTTGATCCAGATGACAAGATCTCCGGCGGTCAAGGTTTTATCTACGCATCAAGTATTGTTGTTGCTATGAAAAAACTTAAACTCAAAGAGGATGAGGATGGCAACAAGATTTCAGAAGTTAAAGGTATTCGTGCCGCATGTAAGATCATGAAAACACGTTATGCTAAACCTTTTGAAAGTGTTCAGGTTAAGATTCCATACGAAACAGGAATGAATCCTTACAGCGGTTTGGTTGATCTTGCCGAAGGTAAAGGTATGCTTAAGAAAGATGGCAACAGACTTTCTTATGTTACCAGCGATGGTGAAATTCTTAAATTCTATCGTAAAGAGTGGGAACGCAATGAAGGCGGATGTCTAGATCAAGTAATGGCAGATATTTCAAATCATGGCGAAAAATCCGTTTCTGAGATAACTACTACAGTTGAACCTGAAACGGAGACCCAAGGATGAAAGACGATTTAATAGCCGATCTATGGAATTCAGTTGTAGAACACATTCCAGAAAAAGCAAGAAAAGATGTAGCTTATGATTTTATCAATACGCTACTCGATTATGGTATTAAAGATACAATATTAGAAAATCTACTTGGAGTAGATCCGTATCTCGACGATGCTATAAACTATGCCATCGACGGCGAAGAAATTGAGGAAGAAGAAGACTACGACAGATATGAAGATGAGGATTAAATGAATTGGTATGATCGAGTTTCGAAGGATATTTCAAATATTCCTGATGCCGTAGCGTATTATGAGGCTGAATTACTAGCAGCAAAAACAGATGCTCGCATAGCGGGAAACCTTGAAAAAGCCGCTGCTAATATGCCAGGTATTGTAGAAAATCGATTTAATCAACTTCAAGAGATCGAAGCAATATTAGAGTATCTCAATATTGAACTTCGTAGACTTCGTAGTCAACACTTTCGTAAGTATCTTGAAAACTATCAACGTCAGTTAAGCTCTAGAGATTGTGAAAAATTTGTAGAAGGCGAGTCTGACGTTGTAGATTTTGAAAAAATTATCAACGATTTCGCTCTGCTAAGAAATAAATGGCTAGGCATTATTAAAGCCTTAGACATTAAACAATGGCAAATTTCTAATATTGTTAAACTTAGAACATCGGGATTAGAGGACGCTACTCTTTAATCCAATGCCACGTTGCCCACGACCATTGTGGTAGTGGGCTTTTGTTTGGAAATGCAGACATCATTCTATTCCAGCATTGTGTTTCTAATCTTCCGTATTTTCTTTTCAATTCAACAGCAAGATTGCTCTTAATTAGAAGTTGTCCGTTTGGATTTAAATTGTCCATGCAACATTGATATAATTCTTTCCAATCGTCAGACGACCATTCTTCATTGAGTTCGAATGTTGTTCGGATCATTATAATGCAATCCCAAGGACCCTTGGGAATATTCTTATCATAATTAGGAAATAAACCGAATTCGGTCATGTTCAATCCTGCATCTCTATGAAACGGTTCCAATGACTTAGATGTTCTTCCAAAATACGTTCCTAGATATTCGTGACTATGATATTTAGAGATTGATCCAAAATGTCCTAGTCCTGCACCGATGTCTAAAATCTTTTGATTAGTTTTTTCTTTTAACTTTAATAGGTCAAATAATTCTAATTTTTCTATAAGAAATTGATCTTCGTCGAGATATTTGATCCATTCGGTCATGCCGAGAGTTTCAGCTAGTTTTTTTTGCTGATCAATTCTACAGATAGTTTTTGCTAGATCTAATTCCACAAAGTCTCCAAGTTTCAATATTTACCATTATCTGGGTAGATAAATATTCACATGAACAAAATCGTATTAGTTACAGGTGGATTCGATCCACTACATTCAGGTCATATTGAATATTTTAATTCTGCTAAAGAATTAGGAGACAAGTTAGTGGTTGGAATTAATTCTGATCAGTGGCTAACTAGAAAAAAAGGTAGACCGTTTATGCCTTGGCAAGAAAGATTTAAAATTATAAAATCTTTAAAGATGGTAGACTATGTTATCGAGTTTGAGGACAGCGATGGTAGTGCTAAAAATGCTATCAAATTAGCTAGACAAACTTTTCCGAACGATCATATAATTTTTGCCAACGGTGGGGATAGAACACACACTAACATTCCAGAGATGGATATTAAAGACGACAATTTAGAATTTGCATTCGGAGTAGGCGGATCCAATAAAGCAAATTCTAGTTCGTGGATATTAGAAGAGTGGAAGACTCCGAAGACCGAACGCCCGTGGGGATACTATCGAGTATTACACGAAGTTCCTGGCATGAAGGTCAAAGAACTTACAGTAGAGCCAGGTAAAAGTTTATCAATGCAACGACACGATCATCGATCCGAATATTGGATAGTCAGCGAAGGTAGAGCTAATGTTAATAGAATGATGCCTAGTGGTTATGCACTACCGTCTGGAGAACTTGCAAAACACGAAGAATATAAAATTCCAGTAGGCGAATGGCATCAATTAACTAATCCCTATGACGAACCTGTAAAGATTGTAGAAATACAATACGGCAGCAAATGCATTGAAGAGGACATAGAAAGAAAATGAAAGTATTTGTTGGTTACGATATCAGAGAAGATGTTGCGTTTCAAGTATGCGAATACAGTATAACAAAACATCAACCAGATGCAGATGTTATTCCTCTCAAGCAAAAAGAATTAAGAGAAAGTGGTCTGTATACTAGAGCCGTTGACCCGTTAAGCTCTACTGAATTTACTTTTACTAGATTCTTAGTTCCTTATCTTTCCGATTATAAAGGATGGGCAGTATTTGTCGATTGTGATTTTGTGTTTGTAGACGATGTTGCTAAATTATTTGAACAGGCTGATGACAGATATGCAGTAATGGTAGTTAAACACGATTATACTCCTAAGGAAGGTTTAAAGATGGACGGTTGTAAACAATTACCGTATCCTAGAAAAAATTGGAGCTCTACTATATTGTGGAACTGCGGTCATCCATCAAATAGACAGATCACACCAGATGTAGTTAATTCTCAAACAGGACAATATCTACACAGATTCCAATGGCTTAAGGATGAGGAAATCGGAAACTTAAAACCTGAATGGAACTGGTTAGTGGGATGGTATCAAGAACCGCAAGACGGTTCTCCTAAAGCATTGCACTATACCGAAGGTGGTCCATGGTTTAAAGATTATCGCAGATGCGACTATCATAAAGTGTGGAAAAAATATCTTAAAGAAATGTTAAAATGAGCAAATGGATATTCCTTAGTAAGGGAAAAGAAGACGATTACATAAATTTGTTCGCATCGGGCTGCGGCGAAAAACCAGTTGATCCTGCAACATTTGATCCAGAAGAAGGTAATGATCCTGTTGTATTAAGAGGAATTCTTAAAAAAAGAATAATTAAAAAATGTCTTAATATCGGCAGAACATTTTATTACGTAGATACAGGATATTTTGGAAATGAAAGAACGTTAACTAATCCCAACGGATGGAAGTATTGGCACAGAATAGTGAAAAACGATTTACAACATCACAATATCATTCAAAGACCCGACGATCGTTTTAAACATTTTAATAAAAAATTTAATCCTTGGAAAAAGAGCGGAAGAAAAATATTAATAGCTAAACCAGACGAAAAGCCTATGAAATATTACGGGCTTGAATTGGATCAATGGGTTGAAGATACTATAAATGAAATTAAAAAATATACTGATAGACCGATTGAAGTAAGAGATCGAGCCAAACAAAGAATCGATCGAGTGGTTCATAATACTTTACAAGAAGCATTAGATGATGATGTATTTGCTTTGGTTACATTTAATAGTGTAGCTGCGATTGAAAGTGTATTTCATGGTATACCTGCATTTACACTTTCGCCGACACATGCCGCTAGTCCTGTGACATTGCAAGACCTGAGTAAAATAGAAACTCCTTATTATCCAGATAAAGACAAATTATATGCATGGGGGTGTCACCTTGCATACGGCCAATTTCATGTTAGCGAACTAAGAAATGGAAAAGCAAAAGAGATGTTAGAAAATGAATGATGAATCAATAGAAAATTTTTTATCTATAGGATCTGGCAATGTTGTAACAGCAGACAGCGAAGATACATCTAAACCTTTAGTTTTAAGAGGTGTTATTAAAAAAGATCACATATATAAATGCATCGAAACTAATAGAGACTATTACTATGTAGATACTGGATATCTCGGAAACTTTCCTAGCCCAGGAAATACTTCGGGTAAAAAGAAATGGCATAGAATTGTTAAGAATGGCTTACAGCATGATCAGACCTTTGATGTTCCAGACGACCGCTGGAAAGATCTAGTTAAACAAGATCCGAGATTAAAGTGGACTGGTTGGAAAAATCATAATAAAAAAATATTATTAGTAATGCCTAATCCTAAGGCCTGTAAATTTTACGATGTCGATTATGACAAGTGGGTCGAGGAAACTACTAATCAAATTAAAGAAAATATCGATCTTCCTATAGAAGTAAGAGTCAAAGGCAGCAGAAGCTACAGAAATAATGAATATTCTATATACGATGCATTTGATAGCGGAGTATATGCTACAGTGGCGTTTAATAGTATTGCAGCTCTTGAATCTGTTCTTTACGGAATTCCGGCCTTTGTATCGGTGCCATGCGCAGCAACACCGTTAGCCAGTTACGATTTAACACAGTTAAAAAATCCTTTTAGGCCTAGCGAAGAACAAATTTTAAAACATTGCCGATCTATAGCATACGGACAATTTACATTAGAGGAAATCTCCAGCGGGGTTGCTTGGAGAATTATTAACAGGTATACTTATGAAACTTCTATTAAACGATAAAGAGATATCTCATTTTTTAGTCAGTCAAATTGACCACCTTGGTGCTCTTAAATTGTTGTGGAAAAATGAAGAACAC